TTGCTTGGCGCAAGGTTTTCCAGCGTATTTCCCACCCAGTTGAACCCAACCAGGCTTGCCATCACTAGACTTACTCTTGCCAAACCAGTCACGCAGAGAAGAATCACCACTTTTCGATTCACTCACTCCCCCACCATTTCCATTTCCATTGGAACCATTACCATTTCCATTGGAACCGTTTCCATTTCCATTACCATTACCATTTTTTGGTTCATCATCTACAGAATGACCATTTTCTTTACGAAGATATCCGGCACGACCAACCACCCTAAAACCTTTGGGGATTGGTTTACATTTTTCATCTGTATAGCAGTAATAATATCCTGCTTTACATTTTCCGTTCTTCTCTTCGTTTACATCACCAGAAGTATCTTTCTTATGAAGACTCTTATAGAGATGTTTATGAAGAGGTTTTGCTCTATTCATAATTTTATCTTTTTGAGAATAGTCTTCCGATTCATTCATCTCTTTAGTCTTTTTCTTCATGGAGTTAATGAACTTTCTATAGACCGCTGCTTCTGAAGTTTTACCCATTTCTCTTGCTCTCTGTTCCATAGCAACTGCTGCCTGGATTTTGTGAGCATGAGATCTTGATGAATTGCGAATTTTAGAAACAGATGCTTTAGAAGTTGCAACATCCTTAAATCCAAGTCCATGAATCGTTCCTTTAGGATTTTCATCCGTATAAAGGTCAGAGTGCTTTTTGGAATTTGCTGGTTGTCCAGATTTTCTTGGAATACGGGGGTTGCTCATTTTTTTGCTCTTTTTTTACGTCCAGCACAATGTGCCTTTTGTGAGAATCCTTTTGGATTTGAACAGTCAATACTCTTTTTATATTTATTAGACCAAGACTCTTGAAATTGTTTGAACGATTTCATTAGAAGACTCCCATACCAAGTCCAAGTGTTACGCCTGGTAGTTCTACGAAGGTTGTTCCATCATAGAAGTTTATTTTTTTAGTGGTCGTATTGTAAATAATCGCTCCTTCTGCGAATGTTGCTGCATCTCTTGCTGTAGTTGTATACTGTGGAATATAAAGTGCAGAAGATACTGTAGCAATCCCCGCTGTTATATTAGTAACTGCAATATCAGGCGACCCAGATAATCCTGTAGCATTACCAGTTACATTACCAGTTATATTTCCACTAAAAGTAGTGGCAGTTACTATTCCTGATGTTATGTTAGTAACTGCAATATCGGGTGACCCAGATAATCCTGTAGCATTACCAGTTACGTTACCAGTTACGTTACCAGTTACATTTCCATTAAAAGTAGTGGCAGTTATAATACCAGTTACATTGATACCGCTTCCATCTATCGTCGTGGCAGTGCCAACATTTATTGTTGCTGCTGTTGCGATACCTGCAATGTTTAGGTTTCTACCAGTTACCTCATCATATACAAGGTCACCAGTTACATTCAAATCTCCAGTAATGAATGCATTTGTTGCAGTTAACACACCAACTGACATTCCTTTTGTAGAGGAATTACCATCACCTAAAACACTATCTAAAGTTTTCGTTGATTCGCCTGATGCATCAGCACCAACAAATGTTTTAGTTGACGCTTGATATTTTAGAAACTTACCATCTACTAATGCACTATCTCTATCAAGATCATCAAGGAATTCTAAACGAACTTCGCCACCGCCACCCATTACGGCAAGTTGTTGTTGAGTACGGGTGATGAATAATCTGTAATGATCTGCTAATGACTTGAGATTTGGAAACTGCTGATCTAATGGAGTTAATGGATCAGACTGTCCATCCACGGATTGTTTTTCATCCGTAGGTTCATTTAGTAAACCTTCTTGTATTTCTTTTTGCTCTACCTTTATAAGTTTTACAAGATTTTTAAGTTCTTTTAATTCGGTTTTGACACCTTTGATATCATCATCATAATATTTGACTTCTGGAATTATAATTGAAGATACCTCTTCTTTTAATTCATTAAAGTAATTAAGAAGCAACTCATCAGTTTTTACATTGTCAACATTATACTTGACAAGTCTCTCTTCAATTTGATTTTTAAGAGAATTATATTCATTTTTTACTTGCTTTTTTAACTTCTTATCATCATCTTTAAACTCCTTATGATATTCCCAAATTCTCATTGAGGAGCTACGAAGTTCCTTCCAAATTTTATCCTTTTCTTCTCCTAATTTGGTATCAAGATCTTTTACTTCGGTGCCAAACTGAATTCTATTTTCAAAATGTTTTACTTCATTTTCTTCGACTAAGATTTTAATATCAAGTTTGACGTGTTCTTTTCATGTACCAATTGTATCATTAACTTTGATAAAATCATCGTCAATTACACTAAAGGTTTTACCAATCCATGAAAAGTCAGGAACCTCATTTACTTCATTTACCCACTTTGGAAATGTGGGAATTGATGCCTTAACTGTGTCAATAGCGTCACATATTGCTTTTATTTCTTCATCGTAATATTTTACTTCAGGAAGATTTGTTACCTCCGTTTGAAGAGAATCTATCCTATCTTCAATAACATCTACTTGTTCGTCGTAGTATTTTACTTCAGGAAGATTTTGTATTTTAGTTTTTATATCTTCTCTTACTAAATCAATCTGCCCACAGATTGCTTCAACTTCACTCTCATAATATCTTACTTCAGGAACTTCTGGAATCTCATTTCTTACTTGAGAGATTTGTTCAGCTAACTGCTCAAGTTCTTTATCATAATATTTTATCTCTGGAATATCAGGAATATCTGCCCTGATATCATTTACCATTTTGACCAACTCTGGCCAAGGTGGAACTATATCTTGAATTTCTGCAAACGTTTCTCCGTTTACATCTTCAATAGTTTGTATTTGTTCTGTAAGTATTTCTTGTTCTTTCTCAATAAAACTTTCTACAGAGGGTAAATCCTCTTGCACTTCCTCTGTAATAAATTCATCAATTGATGGAAGGTTACTTGAATCTTCAGTAAACTCATCAATCGAAGGTAAATCCTTGTTCGACATTTTATTAGTAACTTTTATACTTCGGGATTTCTCTCCCCTTTTTATTTAGGTTCTTCTTTAAGTCCGTCTTTCAGCATTTTTGCTAAATCTGCAGTTGATCCAACGAACAATGCATTATTTACCGTAGATGGACCACGCACTTGTTTATCATCTTCAACATCTTTAAGTTTCTTTTGAAGATCCATTAGTTTATCAGTTGCATCTGATACACTTTTAATTAACTGTCCAGCAACTTCATATGCACGAGGTTGATCTGATTCTTGAGCAAGTTCAAGAATACCGTTTATTGCCTCTTGACCTTTTTCAATTATAGAATAAAGGTTACCTCTAGTATAGTCATAATCTTTTTTGATATCATCAACTTGAGATGTAATTTTTTTAAGTTTTCTATCAGTAGATGGAACTATCTCTCCATCAACATTGAAAGTGTCGTTTAAATCGTTAAAACTCATGAGATTGTTCCACTAAATCCAAAGTCATCACCTTCTTCAATCAATACATTATCTGAGGAGTCAATAACAAATACTCCATCCCCCTTAAGGTGAGTTACTGCTGCAGTATTATATTGACCTCTTAAGACGGAAAGTTTAGTTCCATCAATGGATTTAATATAAATTGTTTCGCCATTCAAATCAACATAAGTCTTTGTATTCAGTCCACTTGCACTATCGACATTAATTGTTTTGGCAATCTTCGTGACATCATCAGAAAGGTTAGTGGCAGCATCACCTGTATAGTTTTTGATTGCTCTTGGTTCGACAGAGTATGAAAGTGCTCTCTCTGTATTTGAAGTATCTGTTCCCGTAAGATAATTGACTGTTGCTTTTTTGATGATATCCTTCGTTGCAGAAGATACTGGACCAAACAGATATGTTTTTGCTGTAAATCTAAAAGTGTAAAGTAAAACTCTTCTTTTAGTAAAATCACCTTCGTAATCATCTTCCATAGTAATGTTCTCAAGAACCACAGGAATATCTTTCTTTTCTTGAATGGTTGATACTAATTCAACCGTTAAGTTATATGCTGGTTGAAAATAAGGTAAAATCTGTTCAACAATTTGAAGAGCATCATCATTTAATTTTGTCATGACAGACAATTCAAATTGCATATTGTAAGGAACAGGCATAAATGCCTTTTTTGTTTCTGTATTATCGCTTGGATCTTTTACAACAAATTGTTGAGTCGTTGTTACTTTTCTAGATGCATCATAAGTCAGACCCGTAAACTCAAATGACATCCTTGGCAAGGTAATTGCAGTTGGTTTATTTAAGTCTGGGGATTGTTCGATTCTTGCCAGAAACTTTTGAGTAGGTCCATATGAAAGAGGAACATTTACAACAGAATTTTCCTGTTGAATTGATATATTGTTAAAGAGGGTTCCAAAGGATATAATAGTCCTCCTCAAAATTTCGTTATAAAAATATCCAAACATATTGTGACCTTAAGACATTAAGTAGTCTGACTAACTTTATTTAGGGAATACCAAAAGGATTTTGCTCAGAGAAGTCTAAAATACTATCTGCCTGAGTTTCAATCTCAAAATTATCTGCGAATGGGTCATTATCAGGTGTAGTATCAATTACTCTTAATGCGTGTGAAGCACCTGAAGTAGATCCAACAACATCTTCACCTATCGTGAATGTGCCACTTACACTTGCAACCTCAAGCACGTTAGTTGATGAATTCCAAGTTCTTACTCTTGCAGTTGTTCCACTTGTCTGTCCTGTTACAATCTCATTAAATATAAAGTCACCTGTTGAATCCATGTCAGGAGAACTAACAGTTATTGTGGGTGCTACACTGTATCCTAAACCTGCATTGGTTATCCTTATCTCAGTAACTGTTCCTGCAGCATTTAATACTGGAATTAACTGTGCTGAAGATGTTGAAACACCTGATAAGAATATTTCATTTGAAAGTGAAATTGATGGTGCAGTAGTGTATCCGCTTCCTCCAGAGCTAACAGTTATAATTCCTACTGTGCCGTCAGCAATTCCTGAGGTTGCAGCGGC